GATTTTCCAAACTCCACTTTGAACTTCCATGACAACTTTTTGAAATTTAACAGGAATTAAATGGCAATAAAATCAAACAAGGCTGAAATAAATGACGCATATCCTTCCATTCAGTTAAGGAGGTTGGAGCGAGAGCAGGAGAAGTTGAAAAAAGATAATGATGCTAATGATAGTGATGATCCTCATAAGATAACCAATCCTTTAATTCTTGCGAAGTTAGAAAAGCTTCAAGTGGAAACTGAAAAATTAAAACTCGACATTGCAATCACACACAAACAATACATTCATATTTCTGAATTATCACAAGCTGTTGAAAAAGAATATACCCGTATTCGACAAAAGTTGCTTGGAATTGGCCCAAAAGTTTCACATATTGTTGCACCAATAACTAATCCTATCGAGATAAAACAAATATTGGATGAGGAAGTAAATGAAATATTAGAAGAATTGTCTTACGACAAAACCTTGAAAGAATAAAAAGGATTAAATGGCGTCATCAGTTGAAAATATATTAAGGAAAATAGCAAGTCAAGCGTTAAAACCACGACCAAAACTTTCGCTTGTTGAATGGGCGGATAATTATCGTTATCTGTCGTCAGCCACATCTGCAGAGCCTGGAAAGTGGCGTACAAGTAGAACACCGTATTTAAAAGAGGTTATGGAGTCAATTTCAGATGATAACGTCTCTGAAATCTATCTTATGATTTCATCACAGATGGGTAAATCAGAATTCATCCTCAACGTTATTGGATTTCATTGTCATCAAGAACCATCCCCAATTTTGGTAGTGCAACCAACTGAATTTGCAGCATCCTCATTTTCTAAAGAACGTTTGTCAAATATGATAGCCGATACTCCAGTGTTAGATAAATTATTTAATTCTGGATATCGTGACAGTGAAAATACAATTATGTTTAAAAAGTATCCCGGAGGGTATGTTTCGCTAACTGGTGCAAATAGTCCAACCGGGTTGGCAAGTCGTCCAATAAGAATATTGTTGTTAGATGAGGTTGATAGATATCCATTGGTGGCAAAGAACGAAGGCTCTCCAATAGACATCGTGAAAAGAAGAACAGCAAATTTTCATGATTCTAGCTTCATTTGCGTATCAACTCCCACGACTGAAGATGATTCAAAGATTTATGAGCTCTTTTTATCTGGTACTCAATCATATTGGAATATTAAGTGTATTCATTGCCAAGATTACTTTTATCCAGAATGGAAGCATGTCAATTGGTTAGATGATCAACCAGAGACAGCAAAAATTGTTTGTCCAATTTGCGGCGGATTACATGATGACAACGATAGATTAGTAGCTTCTCAAAATGGAAAGTATGTAGCTAAATTTCCTGAAAGATTGAAGAAATCTTTTCATTCAAATGCTTTAGTAAGTCCATGGGCAAAGCTTAAAGAAATGGTTGAAGAATTTATCGCTTGTGATAATCAACCTTCAAAATTAGCCCCCTTCAAAAACACGGTTTTGGGCTTACCTTATAAGTATGTTGGAGAATCTGTAGGCGATTTAACTGTTTCTCAGCGGGTGAAAGATTATTCAATAAATAATATACCAAATGCTGTAATTTTACTAACCGCTGGTGCTGACGTACAGGGCGATAGAATTGAGTGTGAAGTTCTTGGACATACAGCAGATGGACGTACATATTCAATTGATTATATGGTTGTAAATGGCGATACAAAAGATTTAGCCACCTTTGAGGAGTGGAAAGAACTTTTATTTGTTAATAATGAGTATGTTCGTGAAGATGGAATTCGCTTATATCCATCAAGCACCTTAATTGACTCTGGCTACAACACAAAGATTGTTTATGCGTTTTGTGAGAGAAATAAGCGACTGAAGATAAATGCTAGTAAAGGTATTGCTGGTCCAAGAGCAATGATTGCTTATTCACGATCCCCTTATGGTGCAAGTTTTTATAAGGTTGGTGTGGATATCTTCAAAGAACAAATTTACAACAACTTGCAGATTAGTGATGAAAATAAAGAAGGATATTGTTTCTTTCCACATGGACGTGACCAAGATTATTTTATACAACTTTGTCAATCTGAAACCAGGGTTAGTACAGTTGATAATAGAGGGCAGAGATATTTTCATTATGTGAAAAAGAATAAGAATATGCCAAACGAAGCTCTCGATTGTCGAGTTTATGCTATGGCTGCATATGAAATTATAAGACCTCAAGCAAGAAGAGATGCTGAATATATTATTAAAAAGCAGCAGATTGTTATTGAAAATATGCAAAAAGATACTGAAATTGGCGTAAAAGATGCCATAAATGAGGAAATTTATAAAGAAAGAGCAACTATAAATAAATTACTACCTTCTGTTTCAAAATACGCAGCATGGTCAAATAACGTTAAAAGGATTTAATATAAATGATAGATATTCAAAAAGAAATTATCCAAGGTGATAGTTTAGAAATTAAGGTTAATCAAAGCGATATTAATATTGAATTAGATGATGTAGTTAATATTGCAATTAGAGGAAATGTTAATTTAGATATTATTGGAGTATTAGAAGATAGTGATTATGTGTTTAATATAACTTCTACTCAATCAAGTAATTTAGTTGAAGGACAATATAAGTTAATATTATATGTTACTAATACTAATTATAAGAAAACTCTATATGCATCGAGTCTAGTTGTAAAGCCGGATTTAACTGTAATTGAAGCAGGGTATGATTTTAAAACTCATGCACAGAAGATGTTAGAGGCAATCGAGGCATTTATTGAAGGTCGTGCAACTAAAAATCAACTTGATCATTTAATGACTGAGGTTGATGGTAAAAAGTTACAAAGGATGTCAATGTTAGAGTTATTAAAATTGAGAGACTATTATCAAGGAAAGGTAAATGAAGAAACAGGGAGAATTCCTAAGCGATTTTTATACAGTTTTACACGTTAAAGGAATAACATGAAATTACTTAACATTTTTAAGAAGAAATCGGTATTAATAGATACTCCAATAACTAAGAAGTATGCTAGATCATTCAATGGTGCTCGTTTTGGAAGAATGGAAGACCTAGAAGCTTCATTTTCCATAAATGCAGATATTCAGGCTTCATTGGAAACATTAAGAGGAAGATGCCGACATTTAGCACAAAATGACCCTTACGTCCGTAAAGCACTTAATTTATGGGCAAATAATATTATTGGACCAAATGGGATTGATTTACACGTTCAGTCAAGAAAGGCTAATGACGAGTTAGATGATAATCCTAATTCAATGATTGAGAATTTATGGTGGAATTGGCAACGCTACGGAAATTGTTCCACGGACGGAACTACCACCTTTACTGAGTTTTGTAAAATTATAATTGAGTCAGTTGCAAGAGATGGCGAAGTCTTAATTGTTAAGAAATATGGTTCAAATTATGGCAAGAATAAGTTTCAGCTTGATGCTATTCCAATTGAGTCGCTAGATAGTTCTTTTGAGGGTATAGCAGATAATGGTAATTTCATATTTCAATCAGTTGAATTAGACAAAAATCTTAGACCTGTTGCTTATTGGATAAAATCATTTGATAAAAATGAACCATCAATGCTTAAAAATTTCAATGGTTCCAAACCTACTATTCGAATTCCTGCAGAAGATTGTTTTCATATATTTAAGAAACATTATTTTGGGCAGATAAGAGGTGTACCTTGGATTGTAACTGCAATATTAGGTCTTCATCATATTGATAATTACAAAATATCTGAATTAGAAATGGCTCGTGTTGCTTCACTTAAGCAACTATATTTTACAATGCCAGCAAATCCAGATGGTATTTCTCAAGAAGATATCGATCAACTAGGTCAAATGCATATTGAATTAAAACCTGGTGCAGCAGATGCATTACCTCAAGGTGTTGAACCAAAGGTAATTGATTTCAATTCACCAAATGCAAATATGCCTGATTTCCTTAGAGCACAACTTAAAGGAATTGCTTCTGGTCTTAATTTATCTTATTCGTCTTTAGCAAATGATTTAGAAAACATTAATTTTTCATCTGCAAAATATGCCGCCTTGGCCGACCAAGATGCATTTCAAAATTTGCAGGTATGGTTTGTGGATCACTTTATTGACCGTGTATATCGAGATTGGCTATTAGTTCAATTATCTTCAAATATATTGTCTTTGCCATTTTCAAAATATGAGAAATATTGCAATGTTAAATGGACAGCTAAAGGATTTCGTGGAGTTAATTTATTAGAGACAGCTAAAGCAGCAGCAGCTTTATACGATCTTGGTATTTTGTCTTTAACTCAAATTAGTTCAGAGTTATTTGCAACAGATTGGGAAGAAACCGTTCAAATGATTGCAAGGGAAAACAAGAAAATGGATCAACTGGGTGTAAAATTATCAAATAAAATTGATATTTTACAACTCGAACAAATCGATAATAATTCCAGTGAGAATAAATAGAATATAATATATAAGCAACTCATGATAGACGTTAGCCGCGTCTATCATGAGTCTAATCACAAAACCTAATACGGAGGTCATATGACTAATATTATTTATTCAGGAGAAAACAGCGAATTATTTGAGCAATCTTATCCATATGTTTATACTGGAATTAGAAAAACTGATGAAAAGATTTATATCGGTGCTAGATATGCTCATATTAATGATAAAAGATCAGTAAAAGATGATTTTGGACAGCATTATTTTACTAGTTCTGAAAAAGTAGAATTTGATGAATTTGATTGGGAAATTTTGTACATAAGTAATAATTCAAAAGATTTACAAGATGTATTTAAGTTTGAAGCCGAGTTGATAAATGAACACTGGGGACAACCGTATTTATTAAATGGACATAATCCTAAATCTGGTAAATGGAATACTGCTGGAATGAAAGGTGAGCTAAGCCCCCTTTTTGGTAAAAGGAATACTATTGAACATAATTTAAATATTAGTAATTCTCAAAAAGGTGAAAAAGGATATTGGTTCGGGAAGAAACAATCTGACGAATCAAATAAAAAGCGAAAAATAACAATGACAGGTATCAAATATTCAGATGATAGAAGAAGTAAAATGAGAAAGCCTAAATCAGCTGAACATAAACAAAAATTAAGAATACCTAGACCTCAACAAATAGTGACTTGCCCTCATTGTGGCAGAACGGGAGGAAAATCAAATATGACACGTTATCATTTTGATAATTGTAAAAACAAGCC